AATAAAGCAGGCTGATTGGGACAGATGGAAGGTTGACCCCGTAACAAGGGAATGGTTCGGATTATTCCTTGAACGGCAGAAGCGATACGAAAACCTTATCCCTGCCCTAATCGCAACAGGCACAGACGAAAGCATTTCGCAGGCAAGGGTAGCATCAGGCAGGCATCAGGAGCTTGAAGACCTGATCCACACAGGATACGAGGACATGAAGGATGGCGAATAAATCACCATATGTTGAAAGAAATTCAAGGATGTTGTTGCATTTGCTGTTGGGAAAAACATTAGCAGATGTTGGTGAAATGTATGGACTAACAGGGACGGGTGTTCAGCAATGCGTTTCAAAATTATTGAAAAATGAACATCCAGAAATTTATAAAGAGGTAAAATCTGACAATACACACTTAGTTAATATACGGAAGCTAAGAAGAAGGTATGGCATGAAGGAGGCAGGATGAAACCGATAACAAAAGGTAGGCATCCCTGGAATTTGCATCCGACAAGACAGGGTGAAAAGAGGGAATGTCCAAAATGTAACGGAAGGGTGATCCAAGAAAATAGGTGTGTCATTTGTGGTTATTCTCCGAAGGAGGCAGGATGACAACACTAAAAGGGCGTATTGATGAATTAAAAGAAATTGGTGGGGATGACGCCGACACTGATTATGTGAAATTGGCCGCTTATTCTCTTGATTTAGATGAGGGTGAGCAGAAAGTACAAGAACCCAAAAAGATTACAAGGACGATAATCACACCAGTTGAGTACAAGGTACTAATAAAACCAAACAAGGTAGATGACAAGTCGGCAGGGGGTCTTTTTCTTCCAGACTCCGTAAGGGAAAGGCAACAGTATGCGGTAGATCGTGGAGAGGTTGTTAGATATGGCGAGGGATTTTTTGCTGACATTCCAGGGCCTGCACCCAAGATAGGTGATAAGGTTATTTTTAATCGTTATGCGGGTAGTCTTATAACGATTGAGAATAAAGACGGCAAGAGGGAAGACCATAGGCTTATTAACGACAAAGACATCTGTGCGATAATCGAGGAATGATGAAATAAAAACATAAATCTTGGGCTAAACCTACTGGCCGGTAGGCGAAGCAAATAAAGGGAGTTTGTGAGTCGACTCACATGGAGCAAATGTAGCCTCCATGATTCACAGATTCCCTTTTTTTGTGCCCAAACGGAGGAAGCAAATGGACCAGTTACAGGAAAAGATTCAAGAAGACCAGTTACAGGAAGTACCACCGGAGACTCCACCTGAAGCACCACCGGAAATCGCACCTGAGATTGTTCAGGAAGCAATGGACACCGGATGGAGACCGGAGGAAGAATTTAAGGGAGACAAGACAAAATGGCGACCGGCTGACGAGTGGGTAAAGAGGGGTAGAGATTTTATACCGTTCATTAAGGTTCAGAACAAAAGCCTAAAGAATGATATCTCGGCCCTGAAGCAAACTATCGAATCCCAGAAGAAGACTACCGAAAAGCTTGTAAAAATGAGCACGCTGGTTGGGGAGCAGGCTTATGAAAGAGCGAAGCGAGAGCTCACGCAAAAACAAATGGAGGCTGTCAAAGAAGGAGATGTTGACGCTTTTGCGGCTATCGAGAAAGAAAAAGAGGATCTTAAACGACCTGAACCGATTGTCGAGGAAGTCCAACAGCCACAGGACAGTCCGGTATTTTCGGCATGGAAATCGAGCAATGACTGGTACGCAAAAGATCCGTCTCTCCAACTTTTTGCAGACGCTTATGGTTCTCAGTACAAAGGCCAGAATCCGAACGCGTCTTATGAAGATGTTTTGAAGGCTGCGGAGCTAAAGGTTCGTGAGGAATTTCCACACAAGTTCACGAACCAGCAACGTGAAACCCCGTCTCTCGTAGATTCAGGTGGAGTTGGCGGCGTTCAACAGCCGACGAACACAAATACATACGCCAACCTTCCTGCCGACGCAAAGGCTCAATGCAATGCATGGGTAAAGGACGGGACGATGAAATCACAGGAACAGTACATCAAAGACTATTACGAGGTATAAAAAATGAACGAGGAAAACACAGAAAAAACATGCGAAATATGCGGTATTTATAAATGCGCAACCGACCAACAACTTCAGGCACATAAATATCATTGCCTGAAAAAAAATACTCAGACAGAAGAAAAACCCAAGGAAGAAAAGCCAAGCATTCGCAAGGAAAGAGTGCCGTTTGGATCACCGCAGCAAAGATGGGGGCCGAGAAAAGATGACGGGTTCCATTATCGTGTATTCAACGACAATTGGAAAAAAGACCCAGGGAGAGTTAAAAAAGCAAAGGCTGCCGGATACGAGATTGTTGACGATGAAAAGTCAGGCATGAACGTCGGCACGAACGAAGACGGCAGTGAAATCAAGGGTGTTCTCATGCGTATCCCGATGGAGTGGTACAGGGAAGATCGCGGGAAGAAAGCAAGGGAACTGGACAAGATCGATGAGCAGATATACGGCGGTAAGTTTGATAAGAATTTAACCAATACTTACGGCGGTGTTTCAGTCGAAAATAAAGTAAACGGATAAAAGGAGGATATTTTGGCTAATGCAACCGGGCCTTTTGGGTTACGACCCATAAGGCACAAAAATGGCGCTCCTTGGAATGGTGCTGTGGTGGCGTGTCGTATAGGCGCTGTCAATGCTGTTGCACTATTTATAGGAGATCCAGTTATATATTCAACCGATACGACAGACCAGGATACTTTGCCGACGATGCCGAATGTTATAGCATCTGCTGGTACTGCTGGAACGCTTGTATTGGGATCAATAGTTGCTTTCGCCCCCAACCCAGACAACCTTTCGCAGATTTACAATCCTGCTTCAACCAGTAGGATTTGTTATGTTGCTATGGGTGCTGATTTGGTTTTTGAAATCAGGGGTGACGGAAGCGGAACATTCTCAAACGCATGGGTAGGAGCAAATGCTGCAATGGTTAATGCTACTGGAAGTACGATAACTGGCTTATCTGGGTTTGCATTGGATGAGACAACCCCGGCAGCAACTCAGAATATGGCATTGCATGTTGTTGGTTTTTCGACAAGATCAGACAACGAAGGCAATGACTATGCTATTTGGGAAGTAACTCTTAACACCACACTTAATTCAACCGGCGATTCCGCTGGCGTATTAAGCACATAAGGAGGGGAATAAATGTCTATTATAATGACAGGAAATCACCCCAAAGCCTTATGGCCAGGGGTAAAAGCATGGTTTGGGATGGGGTACGGAGAACATCCCGAAGAATGGCGTGACTTGTTTGCAGTAGAAGGTTCAAGTCAGGCTTGGGAAGAAGATGTCGAAATGAGTGGATTCGGACTTATGCCCACAAAGACTGAAGGCAAGTCTACCACTTACGCTGGTCAAACACAGGGACCGGTTTCAAGATATACCCACATTGCGTATTCTTTGGGCTATATCGTAACCTTTGAGGAACTTCTGAACAACCTGTATGAAAAGGTTTCCAAATCCAGGGCGAAAGCTCTTGGTTTCTCAAAACGGCAGACGAAAGAGAACGTGGCTGCAAATATTTACAACCGATCCGAAGACACCGATTACACTGGTGGTGACGGTCAGGTTCTTTGCTGCACAACCCATCCTTCGGCGGCAGGTAGTCAGTCTAACATACTGGCGACTGCTGCTGATATTTCCGAGTCTACTCTTGAAGATATGTGCATTCAGATTATGGGTGCTACGAACTATAAGGGTTTGAAAATCGCTCTTATGCCTCAGAGTCTTCATGTGCATCGGAACGATTGGTTTGAGGCGAACCGCATTCTGAAATCAACACTTCAGAGTGGCGGTGCTAACAACGACCTCAACGTTCTCAAATCAACAAACGCCCTTCCGGGCGGGATTAAAATCAACCATTACTTCAGCGATGCGGATACTCTTTTCATCCGTACAAATGCACCTGACAGCATGAAATGCTACCAGAGGCATTCTTATGACCTGAAGCGTGACAATGATTTCGATACCGACAACGCAAAAGCCAAGACCTACGACTATTATTCATTTGGTTGGTCTGACTGGCGCGGCGTTTACAGTAACGGTAATCTATAACATTTAACTGCTGGCGGGGGAGTTACTCACTCCCTCGCTGCTTCTAATAAAGGAGTAGCAAAATGAGTAAATATAGTTTTGGAAGTGGGATGCCGACTTGGAACGGCGCACCTATGGTTGGTGGTGGGGGATTTCCCCATTCTTCAGGCGGCAATCATTATTGGGTAGATAGTGTTAATGGAAAAGATAGCAATCGTGGAACTTCATGGAACAAGGCGAAAGCAAGTATCTGGGGAACCAATGGCGGGTATTCGCTTTTAACCGCCGATCAGCATGACGTACTTCATGTAATTGGTGGGGCTACGGCATACGCAGAAACGGCTATTTGCACATGGGCGAAGGATTACACCCATATGATAGCTGAGACTAATCCGATTATGTCAGGTGGCAGGGCAAGAATAACCAACACCGTAACAACTGCTACGACTGGCGAATGGGTGCTTTCTTGTACTGGTTCTCATTTTAGCGGTCTTCATTTTCAATGGGGTGGTTCTGCTACGAATACCAGTCTTGTTGGTGTTGCCATTACTGGCGATAGAAACTCTTTTGTAAATTGCAACTTTGAAGGACCGGTTGAAGCCACTATGGGAGCAGCAGCGAGTCAAAGGATGCTAACCCTGGCCAGTGTGCAGGATAACTGGTTTTATGGCTGTAAGTTTGGTCAGAGAACCATTCTATCCACCTCTGCAACCGGTGCTATTGTTTCTTTTAACGGAACCAACTGCACAGACAACGGTTTCGTGGATTGTCTGTTCACGATGTATAACAGCAACACTGCGTCTGCGGCAATTAATTTTGTCAATAACGCCATGCCGGATTCAGGAATGACATACTTTAAGGGATGTGCGTTTCACAACTGTGTTACTGCCAATATTGCAGATGTAATTCGATTCACAACCGGCGCACATGGGCTTGTCCATCTTGATTATTGCACACTTGCCGGACATGGAACTCTACTGTGGTCTACAAATCTAAAGACCACAACATTTACAACCGGACCTGCTGGCAATACCGCTGGTGGTGTTGGAGTTGTTATATAAATTAACTTAAAATCCGAACTATGTGACAAATCCCCCCCTGCCTAAAAACAGGGGGAAACCCACAGGGTTCGAGTAGGAGGATTGCATGGCTACAAATAGAAGAAGCGCGAGTTCTTATGGAACTTTTGCAGATGGTATTGTTTTAAGGGGTATGCCACTTTTAACCCTTTATCCAGGTGATGTTTATTGGGTGGATAGTAATGGTGGTGGGAGTGCAGTCGGCAGTTTTGCCAAGCCGGTATCAAGCATAGCTACCGCAATGGGGCTTTGCGGTGCGAGTAACGGCGATATTATTGTGTGCAAACCGGGGCATGTGGAAAACATTTCTGCTGCTGGTGATCTTGTTTGTAACAAAGCAGACGTTGCTATTGTCGGAACTGGAACTGGTTCAAATCAGTCAAAGATCGTATTTGATACAGCCGCAACAGCCGATATTGATATTACGGCGGCGAATGTTTCCTTTATCAACATATGGTTCATGGCAAATTTCGCTGACATTACTGCTGCGATTGCGGTTGCCGCTGGTGGGGATTATTTTACTGTGCAGGGTTGCAGGGTAACGGCTGGTTCAACTGTCCTTGATTTTGCGATATTCATTTCTATTGCTGTAAATGCAGATTACTTTTCGTTTATCGGAAATGATGTTCATCTCATTGAAGGAACGGATGGTGCAAGTCTTGTTAAAACAGTTGGGGAATCTCTTAGCATGAGGGTTTTGGATAACATCATTGTAATGGAAGCATCAGAATCTATATTCGATCTTGACGCTACTGCCATAACGGGTTGTCCTGTTTTCCAGGGAAATTCGATGCTAAATCTTACCGCTGCTGCTGATTATTGTGTTGAGATTAATGCCTCAACTGTCGGGTTTTGGATCAATGAAAGATATGCGTGTGACGGTGCAGCAATCCCGATGATTACTACAACAAATTCCTTCCATAGTAATTGTCTTGGTAATGATGAGAACAACACATCAAGTCTGAAATGGCCGTCAACCTCGACTGCTTATTAATAACAATCCCCCCTTTAATTAGGGGGGAACTTCAAAGGAGCCATAAATGGCAGACAACACACAAATCAAATGGTTGTATCCACCGAACTTCATTGGAACGTATGACTCCCACATAAAGAACGGTGTTAAACGGCATGTCATTCTCTGCACAAGCAAGTCTGACGGGACCGGTGAGGACGATGCAATCAAGCTGAAACGAACCGACCTGCTCACACCTTCCGGTAGCATTCCTTCAAAACTCGTTGTCGAGAAGATAGTCTACGACATATCAGGAATGGAAGTCGTGATTACCTACAACAACGAAAATGATGAGGAAATCGCAAGGCTTTACAACTCATCCGGCGAGATAGATTTCAGATCTTCTGGCGGGTTTATCCCAATGGATGAAACCGAAGGCGTAACCCCTGAAGGCGGGGATATTGTTTTCACGACCAACGATGACTCTGACGGTGACTCTTACAACATAATCTTAACGGTAAGACTGAAAGACTAATGGTTTATATTCCCGGCGACTACTGGATGGCTTGTGATCGATGTGGTGGGAACTACAGACGGTCTAACATGGCTGAAGAATGGACTGGGCTATGGGTTTGCACGAAGGGCTGTTTTCAAACGAGACACCCTCAAGACTTTGTTGAAGCTGTCCCTGACGATCCGAGCGTTCCTGTTTCACGACCGGCTGTTGTTCAGTCTATGGGAGAAACAGAGATATTGGATAGCATGGCTGTTTGGGGAACAAGCGTCTTCATTGTCGCACTGTCCGGGCTTGCTGATAAAGATGCAATCGGAATTACAATGGACAACGATGTTGTTCACTGGTCTTTCATAGACGGAGATCCAACAGTGCTGTCAAGTTCTCCATTAACGGATTCTGATGGGGAATATGTTCTTGATGCAGACGGGGAACTTGTCCTGTCTGCTGATGGCGAGTCTGGATATATCATAACGATAAACACACCTGTTTGGCATTCGGTTACGTTTCTAAATACGGTTTACTTGCCAAGCATAAACAATGAGAGTTGGGCATAATGGCAACATCTGGAAGCTACGATTTTAATCTAACGGGCACAAACATAATCCTGGAAGCTCTTGAGCTTATAGGCAAGGCCGGAACCGGCATGTCTGTTGAACCTGAAGATCAAGCAACCTGTTTGCGAACCCTGAACATGATGGTTAAGGCATTGCAGGCTGAAAGCGTGGGTCTTTGGAAGAACGTAGAGGGCAATCTGTTTCTGTCTGACGGTGGGTATTCCTACGACATCGGCCCTACGGGAGATCATTGTTCAGTCACGGCATATAAGACTGAGATTTATGCAACTTCCGACCTTGGAGATTCTTCTGTCACTGTTGATGAGGATGAGAATATTACAGACGGCGATTACATCGGAATAGAACTTGAAGACGGCACACTCCAATGGACTACCGTTGACGGAACCGCTTCTAATATTGTTGGCCTGGATGATGTTTTAACAGACGATGTTACCGTTGACAGCCATGTTTACAACTACACGACAAAAATTCAGCGTCCGGTGGAAATCATAGAAGCAAGAGTTGTCCGGTCGAGTGGATACGAACAACCCATCTCAATTAAGTCAAGAGATGAGTATATGAGACTTTCCAATAAATCATCAGAGGGTGCTGTCAATCAGATTTACTACGATCCGTTGCTTACCAATGGGAAGATGTGGGTGTGGCAGGCATGTGGCGATGTGAAGGAATACATCAAGTTCACCTGTCGGATACCAATTGAAGACTTTGATGCAGCGTCAAATGATCCTGACTTTCCGCAGGAATGGCTACTTGCATTGTCTTATGGCCTTGCGGTTCTTGTGGCTCCCAAATTCGGGGTAAAGCTCGATCAGACCTTTCTATCTCTTGCAAGTGGCATTATGAAAAGTGCCAAAGACTTCGATGTTGAAAACGCTTCGGTTTACTTTACGATGAGTGGAAGATAATGGAAATAGACTTCATAGGCGGGGCTTACGAGACATTCTCTAAAAACATAAACTCTCAGGAGTGCATAGGATTTTTTCCAGTTATAGACAAGACCGGGGGAAAGCCATTGTCGTTGAGGGGAACCCCTGGTCTTTTAGAATGGGTTGATTTGTCGGATGAGTCTGAACTTAGAAACGTAATAGAATTAAGCCGCTGGGCTTATTGGGTGTGCGGAGACACCGTATATCAGGTTGACACCAGTGGTACGGCGGTTGCCTGTGCAGGGACATTAAGTACGGACGAAGGTTATGTCTGGATGGCAACCAACAACGCAGATCAAATAATGATCGTGGATGGAAATTCTGGATATACCATAACCGGAACCACCTTAACGCAAATCACAGACACAGACTTCCCATCACATCCAACAAGCGTGGCATTTCAAGACGGCTATTTCATTGTAACATTTGAAGAATCCGGTCGTATTTATATAAGCGGCTTGAATGCCGGAACGACCTGGGACGGTTCGGATTACGGAAATGCAGAGGCAAGGCCGGACGATTCATTAGCTTTAATTTCAGACCGTGACGAACTTATAGTTATAGGAGAGAAGTCAAAGCAGAGTTTTCAAAATACAGGCGCAACCTTTCCGTTTAAAAAGGTGTCCGGTTCTACACAATCAATTGGAATAAACGCGCCGGCATCCCTAATACAATTCACGAACACTTTCTTTTGGCTGTCCGACAATCTTCAGTTTGTTCAGGCTGACGGCTACGGCGCCAAGCCCATATCTCCACCTTCGATTGATTACCAAATCGCACAGATGAGCACTCCGGACGATTGCGTATCGTTTGGATACATTCAAGAGGGGAATGCGTTTTTAGTAAATCAGTTTAAAACCGCAAATCAAACCTGGGTGTACGATGTATCCACCGGATTTTGGCACAGGAGAAGAAGCTATCCGAACTATGGGAGATGGCGGGCGAATTGTTACGTTTATTTTGCCGGGAAACATTTAGTCGGGGATCATAGCAACGGAATAATTTACGAACTCGATTTTGATACGTTCTCTGACGACGGTGAGGAAATCCTGAGAAAACGAATCCCCCCGGCGATTGCGTCCGAAGGAAAAGAAATCAGGCACCACAGCCTTGAGATATTCTTTGAACCCGGAGTTGGATTAGCCCCAACATATGACAGGTCATTGGCTTACGATAATCAAACAGGGGTGTTCACGGTTGGGAATACGGTTACTGGCGCTACATCAGCGGCAACGGGTGTGGTTGTTCGCAATACGATTCACACATCAACGACGGGCATTCTTTATTTAAAAACCATATCAGGTACGTTTTCCGATAACGAGATTATATACGAATCCGCTGTAAGTGCTGAATACATAACCGACTCGGACAACCAGGATTTTACTGACGGCACTATAAATGAGTGGGTTGTCGTTGCCACAGGCGGTACGGGTGTTTGCGAGTATGAGGGGACCGATCCGGGTGCTGAAAAGGTTATGGAAATCAGGGCTACGAACGCGGACAATACGGCTCTTTATGGAACTTTGCCAACAACACAAATGACAGCTTTTGCAAATGGCAACTTTATAGTCGTGTCTGCAAATATTTATTTACCAAGTGGCAATACCAACAACAACATAGCGATGGCTTTTGCGTCTATGGATACTAGCGCAGGATATTCCGATACGGGTTTAGATAAAGATGAATGGCATAGCATTTCGCACTATTTTAGGTTTACAGGTACAGACGTTACAGGTTTGCTTACTTTTAGTTTTGGTAGCGCACCTGCAAATGGGGATATCCTTTATGTGGACGAGATAAGCGTAAAGAAAGTCACAAACGCTGCACTCGCAAACGGAACATTGGTGGATTATGACAGCGATGTTGATCCTGGAACCGACCCTATGGCGATGCTTCGATATTCAAACGACGGCGGCCATACTTGGAGCAGCGAAATATGGAGAAGTGTCGGAAAAATAGGCGAGACGGAATGGCGGGCCACATGGCACAGACTCGGTTCATCAAAAAATAGAGTTTACGAACTTACCGTAAGCGATCCGGTCAAGTGGGTAATAACCGGCGCAAACCTGGAGGCGAGTTAATGGCAAGCAACCCACCTTCGGGACCAATTGTTGATGAAAAAGGGAGCGTAACCCCCGTTTGGAGACATTGGTTTAATAGCTTAAATTCGGATATTGGAACTTTGGCTAATGATGCAACACCTTCTGTAGATGGCGGGCACACGTTCCTGACCGGAGGAACAACCACAATAACGGATTTTGATGATGGTTACGAAGACCAGGAAATTATCATAATAGCAGAGCATTCTTTAGATATTACGGACGGAACAAACATATTTCTTAGCGGAAGTGCCAACTGGTCTATGACCGCCACAGACACGCTTACCTTGATCTGTAAGGCTGATGGGCTCTGGTACGAAATTGGAAGGGGAGATAACGGAGCATGATGAAACGAACAAGTATTTTTATATCGTTGTTAATGGTGTTGTTTTTTGTCGGGACTTCGTTTGGCGCATCGGTGATTGTAAATCCGAAGTTCTTAGCATTGGTAGAAGGCGAACCTCTTGCCTCCGGGCTAGTTTATACATATTCGTGCGGCACCACTACACCAAAAACAACGTACACGTCTTACACCGGCGGCACTGCGAATGACAACCCGGTTGTTTTAAGTACGCATGGAGAAGCCTCAATATACGCCTCGGGTTGTTTAAAGGTAATAATAAAGACATCGGCCGGGGTTACGGTTGACGAGGGCACGATTGACAATATCTACAGTTTCGACAACTCGGTTATCCAAGATGCTGACAGAGACACGATTATTCAGACCGAAGAAACAGCCGATGAAGACACAATCAGGTTTGATGTCGGCGGTTCCCAAAAGATGTATATCGACAGCGACGGTGTGCATATCGGATCGACCCTTACCACTGAAGCATACGGCAGGGCAGAACGTGCAAGGCTTAGATGGAAGGATGCCGATGAAATTTACATAGGGGCAGGGGCTTATCATCATAGCGGCACATCGGAGCAAATGGTTTACTGGAACTCTGAAATTACCTTTGAGCTAGAAGCCGCTGGAAGCAATGCAGCATCGGATGATTACGCTGCGGACGGATGGCATTATATTTATCTGGACGATTCAGCCATAGTTACCCAGGCTTCAGCACTTTTGGATGCAGATTGTTTTCTTAATTCACGCGCTACACCACCGACATATTCAGCATCAAAGCATGGATGGTATGCCCCAGGGACCGGCAATACAAGCACAAGCGACAGGTGTATTTTCGCTGTTTACGAGACAGGCGACACTACCCTAGAGTTTTATCATATGGGTAATGATTATGTGCAGTTTGCTGATAAAATATCAACAAATTCCAGCACAAACATTACAGACAGCTTTGCGGATGCCACCGCTTTGAGAGTCCCCGCTTTTGCTACACTGGCCAATGTGACCTTTCAATCTCAATATGTTGATACCACCACAACCCTTAATTATAGGATAAATGGCCAAACAGGAACAACGGGCATAGTCGTGGGATATGTGGCCGCTGGTGTCACCGTGGGCGTAACCACAACTAACGTACTGGCTGATGCTAACGGATTAATTGAGTGGAAAGAAAGTGCGGCTTCAAGCAATACATTTAGCCTGTATACAAACGGTTGGTTTTTTCCGATAGGCTTTTAAAGGAGATTTAAAATGAGTTTTTTTTCAGATATCGCGCCTTGGGCTGGTGGAATAATTGGTGGCTTGGTTGGTGGTCCCACCGGGGCGGCTGTTGGATTCGGGATAGGGTCTTCTGTTGCAGGAAGTCAAAATCAAAGCGATGCAGCCAGCAGTGCGGCAAACGCCCAAGTATCTGCCGGAGAC